ATCATCGCTTTTGTAAGTCCAATATAAACAATGTGTTACGTAAATCGTTGAAAGAAACCCAAGAAATGCTGAAAAAACGTTTAGGATACCCCCATTATTGCCTATATTAGTAGTGTTAGGATATGGCAGACATGATCACATCGAACCTCAAAAACGCAATCGAAAAAAACCTCGAAAAAGCGTTTACCATTTCGGCCATATAGCGTAGATTTATAGTATAAGGTTATGGCTAACAAGAACTCAAACAAAGGAACCACCTTGGCTATCGAAATTCATGCGGAACTTTCCTTCGACGACATCAAGAGCAAGTTCGTCATCGAGCTCGTCTCTGACACAGGTCGTCACAAGGTCTACTCGCGGCCGAAGAAGGACGCCATCCTGAAGACATGGGATCGCGACTTCCTCGATTCTCGCTTCGCCAAGAAGTTCGGCTTCACCTTCAACCCCGACCTGGTCGATCTGACCACCGGTCAGGACATTCCGAAGGAGGCCCTGGGCTCGAAGAAGGCTCAGGCAACCGTCACGAAGCAGTCCAAATACGACATCAACCGCCGCTTCCAATTCGTCGAGGTAATGACGAATATGGTCTTTTCCGGCGACGCCAAGTCGGCGATCATCACCGGCGAAGGTGGCCTCGGAAAATCCCACACCGTCATGGCCCAGCTCTGGGCCGCTGGCAAGCAGGAAGGGCGAGACTACGTCGTCATCAAGGGCTACATCACGCCCAAGGCCCTCTACCGTCTGATCCACGACAACGCTGACCGCACCATCATCATGGATGACTGCGACAGCAGCTTCAAGGATCCGGTCTGCGCCAATATGATGAAGGCCATCCTTGAGGACAAGCCGATCCGGACCGTTTCCTGGCTCACGGACAAAGAAGATGCCGACCTGGAGTCGACGGTCACATTCCGTGGCCAGGTCATCTTCATCTCGAACATCCCTGAAGAGAAGTTCCCGCAGGCCTTGAAAAGCCGCGCAATGATGGTTGACCTCTCCATGTCCATGCAGGACAAGATCGACCGGATGAAGGCCATCCTCTTCGACATCTCCCCGGAGATCGAAGGTCGTCGCCCTCGCGATCTGGCCATGGCCTTCTTGGAAGCCAACGCCGACCGCATGAGGGACTTCAACCTCCGCACCCTGGAGAAGGTCATCAAGCTGGCCCACGGTGCCGGTGAGGACTGGGAAGCGATGGCAGAGTTCATGACCTGCGAGGCCTAAGGGCCTTTCAGGTTCGTGACCCGAGAATTTTATCATCGCGGTTTTCAGGAGGAAGTGAAATGAAAGCAGTTATCAAACCCACGGTCCGAAAGATCATGGTTGGAAATACGATCTATATGGATACTGGGTTGCAGGTAAGAAAGCTTTCATTCCAGTAAGATCAGAACAGGATGGTTATGATACTATAGCCGCCATGGAGAAAAGCAATGAACGAGAATTATAAAGAAGAACAGGAGCGAAAAGCAAAGGTCTGTGTTAAGGCCATGGAGCAGTTCACGAAACAAGTAACTCGGCAGTTGGTCTTGGACCATAACTTCGATGAAGCCGATATTGTTCATGAGGATATGACTGTATACCTCTATGGTGAGACTCAACATTATGTTGGCATCTCTACTGTTGGCGGTATAAAGCTCTCCCAGAGATACGGGGCTGAGCGCATAAAGTTTGAGATACCACATTACGATGCCAAAAAAGGCACAATCTTGGTGGCTATGTTTACCAAAGGTACTGGTCGAGGATCGGTAGGGAGGTATACATATACATCAAAGCGTGGTGAATGGAGTGCCGGAACTATCGCCACGGCCATCGCAAATCTGGTCACTCGTGAAACCAAAACTAAGGCTCGCCTAGATCTTGGCACCCGTCAAAGAACTTCAGCGAAAGCTTTACTTGATACACTCAGGGATTGTTTGGAACTCAAGCCGGAATCACGCCTCATGCCAATGGAGTCGTATAGTATCTCTTGGCCGAAGGATGACGTGCCTGTAACACCTGAGAATGTCACATTCACGTTTTCGCTTGAACACTTTCCTCTTGCAAAGGCTGAGGAGCTGATTGAACTGCTGAAGGCCTTTATGCCCGATATCGTTAAAGATGATTTTGTTGAAGAAAAGGAGGAGTAGGAGTAGTTTACAACAACCCGGAGATGTCTTATAAAAGCATGTAGTACACAACCCTATACGGAGGTTTCAAAAATGGCAAAGCGAATCACAGCTCAGGTTCCTGAAAAGGATTCGAGCAAGAAGTGGCAGACAGTAGAAAAGGAAGTTACCCGCAAGGACCTTATGGCCCTCGCAACAGATGTATCCCTCCTTCCCAAGGATTGGAAGGCCGCAGTTGGTGAAGCCAACTATATCGACTTCCATCTCGATAAGGAGTCCGGTGAAATCCTCGACCTGACAATTCGTTACAAGGATGAGGTCACCGAAAAGCAGACCGCTTTCTGGCAGTTTGTATTCGCCAATAACGAAGGCGCTCTCAAGGTTCTCAAGCTTCGTCAGTACCGTCCTTATACGAAGCGTGCTGAAGTAGCGGCTCACCTGGTCAGTCTCGTTGGTGAGATCGTTCACGTCGACCTGGAGGCGGATCGCCAGGAAAAGGCCGGTGAGCTCCTCGCCGCCCTGTCACAGCTCGGCTTCTCCCAGAAGACTGAGTCAACAACCAAGTAACAACAAGCCCTCCGAAGCATATAGCCCCTGGGAATCTTCTCCTGGGGGCTATTTTAGTATGCATTAGTCAATAGGCTCAATACCCTGATATTTATATCGTCGATATGTATCTATCAATGGGAGAGCCGTTATCGCATTCGAGAATTTTTTCACAATTCTAAGTCAAACCGGATCAGATGCAGCCTTTGCTGGAGTGTTTGGAACCACCGGGCAAACACTTTCATTATCTGCCAATCTGGGTTCACTCTCTGGTGAGGGTGAAGAGATTGTTAAGTGGGTTAGATATAGATTGGGTGAGCCAAAGCTCACTGTGGAGTTGGATAACCTACAGATCTATTCTGCATTCGAAGAAGCCAACATCGAGTATTCATCGATCATCAATCGGTTCCTCGCTCGCAACTGGTTATCAAACTACCTTGGCTTGAATCGTGACTTCAGTACACAGGACTTCACCAATAAGCTACCTCATCAAACACTAGATTTTCTCATGAGACTGGCCAATCCATTCGCTTCCCATGCCAATGTAGGTGGTGTCCAGGACCCTCGCAAGGCCTATATCACAACCACAGCCGGCACCCACGACTATGATATCCATGACTTCATCGACAATGCTACTGGGAGTTCAGTTGATGCATATATCACATCGGTAGGTGGAGCTAGAGCCGATCTAAGAACGCTCTACCATACGGAACCATCAACGGTCTACAGGTATTATGACCCTTACTCTTCTGTGAATATCCTATCACAGGAGTTTCAGTATGAGTCGATCAGTAATGAAACCACATTCTATATCATGCCTATTTGGACAGACATCCTCAGGGCTGGTTTGCTCGAAACGAATGACAGGGTTAGAAGATCATCTCATACATTCAACATCTTTGGTTCAAGGGTAAGGATCCTGCCAGAGCCAGCGATTGGCTTGAAGATTTGGATGGACTACACCACTAGCATGGACCCATTCAATCCAGATAATTCAGTATCCGGCGGTGATCCATCAGTGACCGGTATCTCGAGTATCGCTAATATTCCATATACGAATATCAAATACGAGGACATTAACCAGTCTGGTAGGAGATGGATCAGACAGTTCACTCTTGGTGTCGCAATGGAGACACTGGGCAGAATTAGAAGAAAGTTTAGCACTATTCCTATTCCTGGGAATGAGGCTACCTTGGATGGAGACGCTTTGGTCTCTGAAGGATTAGAGAAACAGGACCAACTAAAGGAAAGCCTACGTGAAGAGCTCGAAGAAACAAGTAACCTGGCCTTGATGAGACAGGATGCAGAGATGGCAGATAATATAGAGCAGCAGTTGTCAAGAATTCCAGCTCCTGTCCCAATGATATTCTTCGGCTAACACAAATTTTATCACTGGGTCGTGAAACACTTCTTTGAAGTAAAGTTCAACCTTGAAGAGGAAAACAACTGGCGCTGTGACTTTATAGAGGTTACAGCAGATAAGCCTATAGGTTTCATAGATGGTGGCTTTGCATGGACCAAGGATGGCATTAAATATGCAGAGTTATCTCAATCAGAACTGGACAAAAGATATAGAGGTAAAGGTCTTGGGCTCTTGATGTACGAACTCACGATTACTAGAGTTCTGGAATTCTGTATAGAATTTCATTCGTGTAAGGATAGGAATGAACATTCAGATGGTGTATGGCAGGCTCTGAATCGGAAGTACTACAATGTGGTTAAAGAAGGTAGGTATTGGAAGGTAACAAGAGAGAAGGGGATTTTATAGTGCAGCCATTATTTTCATCAACGACAGGGAATAGCAATTACTCTCTGTTTGTGGGACCCAGAGAAGCACACCTTTGGAACCACTACAATACCGAACTACTCGAAATAGTTGCAAAACAAAACTTCAACTATTGGCCAATCGAGACTAGTATGTCCGATACGGATGATATTTATGGTGAGGCTGAAAAGAAGATTCCTCGTCAGCCTATCAATGTATTCGGTTGGATCCTGCTGGACCAACCTGAAACTCAGTCAGGCCAATTTTCTACAGAGGTCAAACGCAAACTTGAGATTTACCTACACGTCGATAGGCTTACAGAAGTAGGGGTTCGAGCCAGGGTTGGAGACTTCGTCGAATGGGATAACCAATTCTTCGAAATCACATCAGCCGTGGTTCCAAGCTTTGCTCATGGTCTGCCTGAGATTAAGGTAGGCGTGAATCTCGAGGCCATCTCTACCAGAGAGAATGTATTCAATCCAAGAGACGATAATGGATATGAAGACAGTAGAGACAACGATACAAGCAATCCTTACTAAGGGGTAGTTATGGCAAAGGTATCAGACAGTAATGTTAATAGAGCGATAGACCATGGTGCCGCAGACCAGATCAAAGCGTTCCAAGAAGAAGACGACAGTTTCATCCAGGTCATCGCGATTGTAGATGATCAAGGCAACCAAGTAGCACTCAGTGGTACTCCTTTGTTTGTATCATTAACCGGCGATGCTGATTCTGCTACGATCAACCCTTGGTCTGGTGCTATGGAAGTCAATCAGAAAAGCTCTAATCATCAGTATCAAGATGGATATCCCGAGGAAGAAGTAAATGGCAATTGAAAAATCCCCTGAAGTTACAACCATAGACATTGAGAGTATTGGACTTCTTGAGATAGACAAAGCGGTCCATGATTTCTTTAACGTCAAGAATTCGCTGAAGCTTAACAACAGAAAAGTTCCAGTACTTTTTGGTGCTTGGGAACGATTTGTTCAGATGCAAGGCAATAGAGATGATGATAACCTCAACTCTCTTAGGGACAAAAATGGAATGCTTAAGCTTCCCATTATATCCCTCAGGCGCGAAAGTATCGAGCCATCAGAGGAACGATACCTCAAGAATACCCATGATGGTGAGACATCACTTAAGTTTACCACGAAGATAGCTGGAGCTCGCTTTGCTAATCGTAGAGTTCCATATACTGGTAGTTGGTTGGCTCCTACCAAGGTATACAAAAAGACCGACCCTGTCTATGAAGTTCATAGTTTACCATTCCCAAGTTTTGTTAACATCCCTTACGTGATTACCTTCTGGTCTTCATATGTGAAGCATGCCAATATGTTTCACGACAAAATATGGAAGGAGTTCCATCCAGAGGATATCAACTATAAAGGTCTCTTCTTCTATTCACACTTCGAATCATCTACTGATGAATCCAACATGGAAGACTTCTCGGCTGAAGAACGAATCATCAGACATACATTCAACATGCAGGTACAAGGATACCTCATTGATAAGTCTGAGGTGAAAGTGGATAGAACAACTTCGAAATTCCATTTCGAGGAAAGACTAATAGACCTTGATGATGAAGTACGCGATAATGAAACTTCGTTCCTGTAGATATTTATCTTGAATAATTTTATCATCAAGGAGTAATGAATGTCTTTCGAAAACGTCTCCACTCTTGCAAACCAGGATCCGAATATATTAGTAGCGGAAACCATGGGTGCATCTGGTGTTATTGTAACAACCAGAATTGGAGTGAACGTTACCCCACAAGACAACGCAGTCATATCTATATCCGGTACGGATGATGTAGCGAAGATTCTCTCTATATCAGGAACTACTGGTGAGGCTCTCGCTGTGCTTAGTGGTGGACAGGTTACAATTGGTAGTATTGTTCCTGCTGATGCTACAACATACAAACTTCTAATTAACGGACAGGTCTGTGCTACTAGTGTAGACATTCCTGGTGTTTCACCATGGTGTGATACTGGGTCTCAAGCTTGCATCGATGTCAAGGTGGGCATAGGGCTTGCTACAGAACCAGGAAATAACTTTGAAGTTTTAGGTTCTACAAGGTTATCGGAAGATCATTCAACCGTTGGCGAAATTGGTCAGATCAGGTTCTTTGGTTGTGATGATGGAAGTGCTCTGCAAACGTATGGTGGAATAGCGTATGAAGTAACCAACATGGCTGCAGGAACAGAGTGTGGCCAAATTCTATTTAAGGGTGCTGGTGGTGAAGTAGCTAGAATCACTGAAGCGGGCTGTCTTGGTATAAATGTGGCATCTCCAGCTGCTGCTATGGAAACTACAGGTGGTATTAGAATAGGTGCTGATAATGCAAATAACGTACTAGATGTTGTAGCTGGTTCAGCTCCATCTGGTGATTTGTATTGGGGTGATGATGCTGTAGTAGATGACTCCAACTTCTTGTCATATGGAATGGTTAGCATCTGTGCCCTTGGTGGGCTAACGGTTAATGGTGTGGGTGATTCTTTAGCCGAGACTGGCGATCAACCAGTTGCTCTTTGCAATCTATTGAATCCTGGCAATATTGGCACATATGCTGTCACATGTCTAACGGCTCAAGATGGTCTCTGCTCAAATGTTAGTATTGGTGGTGTCACTATAGTTAACTGTGATACAGGCTCTGCTCAAGCTATCATTAGATCGATATGTGCAGCAAGTGCCGGCAATATAACGGCGTCTGGGAACGCTGATGTATTGTGCTTTGGGGTAGCCAATGACTTTGCTGCGATTGCTTTGGGAACAGATGCCATGACATATTCTCTTTGCCATTATATGGGAGCATGTTGTATTTGTGGTACCACAGCAGTTTGTTCGACAGGCTACATTTGCTCTGCTAATTTCTCAGCAGCGAATGGTTCGGGTGTATCACTATTAAAGTGTAATATGGCGGCCAACCCTTCCATCAGTTCGATTTGTATGCCTGTGGTTTTACTATGTGTTGGTTCGGCTTGCTGTTTCCCAATGTGTATTAAGTGCTCAGATGGATTTCACCCGCGAGCCTGCTGTCACGGTGCCTGGTTCCATTGGCGCGGCTGCGCCGGTGGCTGTCTTAGAGGTATGGTTAGATGTCACAGATGGTATGGTAGTGTTTCTAAGGCTTCCGGATCATTTGTAATTGACCATCCATTAGCTACAGACATTCCAAGCAAATATGATGCGATGCATTTGGTCCATGCTTTCTCAGAAGGTCCCAAGCATGGAGTATTTTATGAAGGTAAGGGAATTACTGAGAACGGTATAGCAACAGTAAATCTACCAGAATACTTTGAGTCTTTGGTACGAGAGGATGAAAGATATGTTCAGCTTACTGGATTAACGAACCCCGCTATAACAGTGAAGTCTGGTCCTATAAATGGGGAGTTTGTTGTATGCATAGCTGAAGGTGATGATACTGAATTCTATTGGAGAGCTACTGCAGAAAGAAATGATAGTAACGTTATGAGTGATCGTTCAACTGATGCTGAAGGCAGTTTAACCGTTGAAAGATGGAAACCATGGGTGGCAATTAAGGATCCAGAAGAAGTTATGAATATATTATCAACTAAGCAAGTAAGAGAATACATAGAGTACGAAGAAGACCGTGGTGCAGATGAGCCTAAGAAGTTCAATGCTAAGGCCAAGATAAGTAATATACGCGGTTTTAAGAGTACGAAGAAGGAGTCGCTTATCAGACTCGCGAGAAAAGGTAACCAGTCTCAACACGGTATGAGACTACCATCCGAAAGTATCTTCGTAGAGGATGGTACTGTATTAGCATTCAATATTAGACACAAGGTCAAACAGATAAGAGATCCAGAAGGTAACCTCATCACTCTACAAGAAATGAAAGATAAAGTGACTGATGGTTCTGCTGAAGTTCAAATATTTAAGCCATCTGTTGACCATGACACAATTTCATCCATGAGAGTAGTCGAATGGTAGACATATCTAGATACAACATCAGACATAAAAGCATATTAGGTGATATATTTGTGACAGATGTCACAGCAGGCCTTCCTAGCATAACTGGTGAGTTTATAGAGATTGGTGTTGATCGTGGTACTAAAATAGATTCATTCGCTGCCACATCTCAATCTAATGCAGAATATCTACTCAGTGTAAGTGGTAGTAATGGCGACGTTCTTATGGTTATCACATCTGGCGGTCAGATGGCTATTAATACCGACCCAATTGGTTCTTCAAAGCTATCAGTAAGTGGTGGTATGTGTATGGTAGCTTTAGCTGGAGCTGGAGGTAATGTATTCGCAGCTACTGGTGATGATATAAGTTATATAGGTGGTAATGCTGGTATAAGTGTAGCTTCACCACAGGATCAATTGGATATTGGTGGAGACGCTGCAGCTAGAACACACCACTCCGGTGCCGGTGGTGTGAATGGTATATCAATAGCTGGTTGTGATGACGGTGGAGCAATAGAAGTATATGGTACTGTAAGTGGTATTGCTGACGCGGCCGCTGCTGGAGCAGAATGTGGTTCTGTAGTGTTCAGCGCTGCAGTAGCTGGTGCTGATGCTGAAGTTGCTAGAATAGATTATCAAGGCCAACTTGGTATAGGGACAATAACTCCCGGAGCCGCTCTAGATATTCAAGGTGCTCTCAAATTTGGAACGCTGGCCAATGCAGGTCACACTCTTAACACTTCGTCTGGTTCTACTCCTACCTGTAATATATATTGGGGTGATAGGAGATTACTCTGTTCTTCAGAAGCACCTTCTACATTCATGTGCTGTATTGCAACCCCATGTGGACTTACGGGCGGCGGCAATGGCGGCGCTCTCACTATAGCTGCTGAAATTAAAGGCACAAATCTTGCTTCATATACAGTATGCTGTGTTATAGCTGGCACAGGTATATCTGGGTCACAAGGCCCCGGCGCAGCAGCTACAATCGTGAATACGGATCGGGTTTCTAGTCAAAATATATATACCACATGGTGCGCGGCAGGTGTAGGTAGTGAGTCACCGGCAAGCAACAGTGATGTAATATGTTTTGCTAGAGGACTTGGTGTATGTATGACATTATCTGGCAATACTATTAGAGTATGTACATGTAATCCATTGACTGTTTGTTGTGCTTGTGCGACGTGCTGTATTGGCGCTTGCAATTTGACCGCGCTTTGTTTCGTAGGTTGTGGTATTAATATCGCTGGTGCTTCATATAACTGTTACTGTACGTTCACAGGTAATTGTATTTTCATGTACTCTACCTACGCTACAGGCGGTGTTTGTGGATATTTCAAATTGTGTATGGGATCATCGCAGTGTACCAACTGTGCAAGTCTTCAGTATTCGATTTGTGGTTGTAATGGTTGTACCATGCAGTGGCATGGCCGAGCAGTAGGATGTTCACGTCATGATAACGGAAATTTCTGTTGTTTGATGAAGGGCAGTGGTTCATTCGTTATTAATCATCCATGCTGTGATAAGGAGAATCCAAACAAGTATAATGCTATGCATTTGGTTCATGGCTTTGAAGAAGCGCCAGGCCTCACCGTCTTTTATGAAGGCAAAGCTGAGCTCTGCAATGGTATAGCGACAGTGAATATGCCATATTATTTTGAATCTTTGGTTAGCTGTAAGCGAAATAGATATGTTCAGTTGACACCAATAAATGATTGGACTTCTATAACACCCGATAATCCAGGCTGTCCTGTAGAGAACGGTATATTGAATGTAAAGGGCGATAAGGATATTGAGTTCTATTGGAGAGTAAGCGGAGAACGCCAAGACGAAAGTGCTTTGGCAGGTGAAAATAAAGATGAAAATCATAATTATGATCCAGTTATGTGGAACAGTTGGTTAGGTATGAAAGAACCAGATGAATTCTTGAGCCTATTGACGAAGTCGGAGCTCATAGAATGGATGAAGCAATATAAACATGATATCATATATGATACCACAAAGACTAAGAGCGAAATAATAGCTAAAATGGTAACTGATATGTCGCAAGATTTCGATGCTTTTGTGACATCGGGCCACGCCAATGATGATGATACTTTGACGTTGCTACATTGGGAATATACTAGAGAAATGTTTAATGGTGTACCTATTTATAATGAGCATGGTGATGAAATCACATATGATGAATTAGTCGAATGTGTCAGAAAATGTGGTAAAGCAGGCCATGTCGTATTGAATAAGAAAAATAACAAGAGCAATAAAATACATAGAGCAGATTTCAAAAAAGATAAAGGGACAGCTAAACTAGATGGTTGATGTCACACTAAGATCCGGCGAAGCTATAAAGACCAAGATAGTAGATAACGTTGTCTTAGAATTTGGACCGACGTCTGCTGCTACCTGGGCAGCTTTTGGTGTAGGTTCGCATGTAGCTGATGGAACCTTATCATTACTTTCGGTATCTGGTAATTCTGATAATACTAGGACCATGTCACTCAGTGGTAATGTAGGGCAGCAATTCGCTTTCTATCCAGAAGGCAAAGTTACAATTGGTGAGGCAGAACCTGCTGCCGGTATTGACTTTAATATAGAAGGTACGATGTCTGGTGATTCTGTAGATTTGCAGATCGGCCTATGGATTGATTGTTCTACATGGGTCCATCACACTGCCGGTTGTGTAGGTTTTGGTACTCAGGCTCCTCAGTCTAATGCTGATATCAGTGGTGATCTTAGAATTTCTACATGTCACTCAGGTTCTGCAGAACTTGGATCATACAAATTTATTGGTTGTGATGACGCTGGTGCTGTAGTGACATATGGTGCTCTTAAAGGCACAGCACAGGTTGTAACAGGTGGATCTGAGATTGGCGGTGTAGTCATACAGACAATCCAAGGTGGCGCACTTACAGACAGCGTAACGATTACAGACTGTGGTGTAGGTATTGGAACCACATGTCCATCTCAGAATCTAGATGTTCAAGGTGGAATAAGATTTGGAGCAGCAGGTGCAAATAATATCATTCACACATCTGCTGCTGCTGGGGCAGCAGGCACAGATCTATATTGGGGTGATCAGATACTTCTTGACGCTGGTAATGTTTCTTCATACGCTATTGGTTCAATAGTAGCTGGTGATGGAACTTGCGTGAGCAACATAGGAGGAGCATATACTATTTGTGCCACAATTGGGCCCGGCGATGTTGTTACATGCGCTATGTGTTGTATTATATCATCTACTGGTATAGGTGGCGGTGGTGGTCCTGGTAATGTCGTTTTATGTAACACATCCAGAGGCTCGAGTCAAAACATATACAAGACAGTTTGTGTAGCAGGTAGTGGATCTTGTACGTTTACAGGGAATTGTGGTGTACTTCACTTTAGTAGTGCAGATGCAAACATGTGCGTCTGTGCGTCGTCTGATGTCGTAATGATCAGAAACTGCTGCGCCCATCATGCCGCTACTTTCTGTGCTGCATGTTGCATATTGTCACCTATTATTTGCGTAACAGGCACGATGACTGGTAATGGTTTGCAACTTACCGGTATCACAGATACTTGTTCTACGTCTGGTGGTTGTTATATATTTGTCAAATGCTTCGGAACGTACGCATCGAAAGTCGTGCCTGACGGGCGCTTGCCGAGATCGACGACCGACTCCATATTTGATATATATGATGGTGACGGCGCGATCATGTTTCAGGGCCGGGCACATTGCGACCCAAACCAGTGTGGATGGGGGATAAACTACCACTGGTGTAATGTATGTTTTACAGGCTCACTCTGTAAGCAATCCGGCTCATTCTTGATCAACCACCCATGCTGTAGTAAGGAAAATCCAAATAAGTTCAATACCAAGCAGCTTATCCACTCGATCGAAGAAGGCCCAAAACACGGTGTCTTTTACGAAGGGAAAGCAAAGCTAGAGAATGGTATAGCAACTGTAGAACTACCAGGGTATTTTCAGAAACTTGTACATAAGAAAGAATTGCCACTAATTCAATTAACTAGTTATGGAGAGTGGGCTCCTATCTTTGCAGGTGATCCTGAAGAGCCAGTCAACTGTGGCGTGATCACAGTCAAGACGGTACCATGTGGAAAGCAAGACGCTGAATTCTATTGGAGGGTAAGTGCTACAAGAGGTGACAGCCATATCATGGATCATGCTAGTAATACAGATGAGCATGGTCTATTGATAACAGATATGTGGAAAAATCTAGGTGATATAGAGAACTTAGAAGAAGAATTGGCACCATTAACCCTCGATGAAGTAAAGGACTTTGCATATCACAATTACTATACATCTAGAATGAAGAAGTATAGTAGCAGAGTTGAAGGCACCGAACCGATCATACTTGCATCTGTATTATATGCAATTGATCAGGCACAGTTTAAACAAGACGCGATCGATATTATATCGGCTTATGAGGATGATGGTTCTGTATTGTCTATAGTAAACTAAATGGGGTGTAAATGAATCAGATTCAAATTGGTGAAGATAGCAAATGTTACATATTGATGCTGGCTGGCGGCCTTGGTGCTAGAATCATACAAACGGTTTTTATTAGGTCTCTTATCAGTAAGAGAAAGACCGATAGAAATAGTTGGCCCATCATAGTTGTAGATAATAGCCTTATTGGCTTTATGGTTTCAGAGGCCCTCAATGGTCATAACATTATGGGAACACAAGTACCAGAACCTCATCAACAATGGCCTCAAGATCCAGGAATCATGAAGGATGAAAAATTAGGCCAGCCAGAGCACCCCATTTTCTTAGATTCATGGCGCAAGAATTTCCAGCAATATGCTACTGGATCTGGTTCAGTCAATAGACTCATCAATAATAATTGGAAGAGATCATATCAGATTGAATATGGTCATTCACTCAGCAAACTGATCCATGGCAATAAGTTGAAGGATAGCCCTAAGTCCTTTATAGGTAACCATTATGGAAAGGTTATGGATCTGAAGTATGACGGTGGAGTTCCCCTACTCAAGCGAACTCAAACAAACGCAGACCTACAGCAGCATCTAGATAAGCAAGATAAACCATTCGTGCTTGTTCATATGGGAGTAGATCGTAACCCACATGAATTTATGAGCGGTGTGAATTATAGAGTGCACAAAGTATGGTCCCTTGTAAGGTGGGCACAACTCGCAGAAAAGCTCAAGCACAAGTATAACTTCATCCAGGTTCATGCTAATCAGTATAATCCAGAAATTCCTGGATTCCAGACAGTGAAGGTCGATAACCTCAATCCTGTTCTTCAAATACTTGAGCATCCGAAATGCGCATTCTATATGTCTATAGATAATTACCTTCCACACCTTGCAGCCAGTTTAAAGAAACCTGGAATTGTCTTATGGGGTAGTGTAAGCCCATATGTATGGGGATGGAAACACAACATCAATATCTGGAATAAGACATCTTGTCCTGATATAGCTTGTTGGAGACCTGGTCCATTTGATACAGATGAGAATGGTAAGATTTGGATATGTGATCATTATAGTTGCATGAAATCGATAGAGCTAGATCAAGTACTAGCTGAAGTAGGGAAAATGGAAAAGCTTATTGGTGAAGAGCCAGAGCAAAGGATGATATCTCTATAATAGGGTAGGTGTAAATGTACGTACTAGGAATTAGTTGTGGACATGATGGTTCTGTCGCTCTCGTTAAAGATGGAAAGCTCAAAGCTTTCATAGCTACCGAGAGGCTCAATAGAGTCAAGAAGTCCAGAGGTGTCACCAAGGCAGGAATCAAATACGTCTTGGACAAGGAAGGCATCAAACTCAAAGATGTCTCGATTGCTGCTGTTGTAAACTGGTTTTGGGATAGAGGCTCTGATAATATAGAGCTTTGGGATAAGACGGAGGATGACTTCTCTATCATAAAAGAACCTAGATCTGAAGAATATTTGTATGACGATTTTGTAGCATTCCATAATGATCCAAATATAGTAGCTCAAGGTCCTTATACTCTCAAGATAGGCAATCAATCGATGCCCTGTCTTCATGTAGACCATCACTTCGCACATTGCTCGTCCGCATATTATCTGTCATCATTTGACAGAGCTTTGTGTGTGTCTGTAGATTTCTCAGACGGTATGGGTGCTAATCATTCTGCTTATTATTTTGATGATAAAATGCACATGTTCAGAAACTTAAGGAAGGGTGGGGACTTTGCTGTTGGTAGTTTCTATGGTCAGATATGTGACTATCTTGGATTCTATCCTTCGCTGACTGATGCTGGTAAAGTTATGGCTCTGGCAGCCTATGGTAAAGTGAATAAGAAGGTGGTAGATGGGTTATCGTGGCCTGATGTTGTTCAGATGGGTGATATATTCCATGGTGATCAATACAGGCATCTCCTCCTAAGATCTGGTGTCTCTAACATGCCAAATAGGACAGCATTCTTCCCTCAGTTGGAGGGTGAAGGTGGTATCGCCGATCCAGCCTGGAGAGATCCGGAGAAGTGGAAGAGTAAAGAAACTAAGGACATGGCAGCCAACGCTCAGCATATCTTAGAAACTAGCATCCACAATCTCATAGATAAGTTCCATACAGAAATGTCTTCTGTTACAGAGAACTTGTGTTTGGCAGGTGGAACGATGTTGAATGTAGTTTCCAATGGCAAGTTACTCAATACATTCGAGAATATCTTTATACCTCCAGCTCCAGGTGACGATGGCACATCAATCGGAGCAGCTATGTTCCTATGGGATCAGATAGAGAAGGATAGCAAGGGAGCACTTAATACAAGAACAGAACCACCTAAAAGACATATTCATACAGTCAACGAAGTGTTTGAAGGTGGGAAGACATATTCAGTTTCAGATATCAAGGATGCTATAATTGATGCAGAGAATGAAGGCTATGAAGTTTCAAAGTATACAAAGAAGTTACTATACAAAGCTGTTGCCAAGTTTCTCTCAGAAGGCAAGATAGTAGCTTGGTTCCAAAATGGTTCTGAGATAGGCCCAAGAGCTTTGGGTCATAGGTCTATATTGGCTGATCCAAGAGATAAGAATATGAAGGATAAACTCAATAAACTCGTTAAACATAGAGAAGAGTTCAGACCCTTTGCTCCAGTCATATTAGATGAGCATGTAAATGATTGGTTTGATTTAGACAGATCCTCTCCATATATGCTATTTTCTGTTGATGCATTGAAGTCTGGTGAGATTCCTTCGGCTGTCCATGTTGATGGTTCAGCTAGAGTTCAGACGGTAGCTGAACCACACGTGTTGCACAGATTGCTTACTGCTTGGTATGATCTTACTGATGTTCCGATTCTCATCAATACATCATTTAATGTAAAGGGTGAGCCTATTGTAGAATCACCCGAAGATGCAGTGGCTTGCTTTCTTGGTACAGAAATTGATGTGTTGGTTATGCATGACTATGTGATAGTGAAATAATGAAAGTCATTGGATTATATGGAGCTATAGGCTGGGATCTTTCCGAGGGTTGGATTCATGGCGGAGGAGCATCTTTGTGGATTGATGGTGAGCACTGTTGTTCGATAACCGAAGAGAGATTGACAAGGATCAAATTTGATGGTTCTGAACCAATGGAGTCTATAAAGTATGTTCTTAACGAAGGTGATCTATCTAGATCTGATATAGACATTGTAGCATACTCAGGTTGTGCCCACTCGTTCAGATTGAAAGCGGCGATCAGTCGCAGGCTTACTAGATTATTTCCAAATGCTAAAGTCGTAGGTATAGATCATCATAGGGCTCATGCCTGTGCAGCATTCTATTCATCACCATTTGAAAAAGCGTCGGTACTTTCGTATGACGGTGCAGGATCTACGTTTCCTACAGCATTGAAGGGCGGGTTGGTTATGGATGATGACGGATATGGCCCAGCGTATTTGTATGAGACAGGTTTGTATGCTCTTGGTGATAAGAGCACTGGGAAAATGTCCACAATATTCCATGCGAAACAAGGATTAAATCTAGGGGTCTTCTCATTAAATGCGGGACAGGTATATAATACCTACTCCTGTTACATTTATAGAAGAATGTGCTCTGATGTGGCAGATAAGATAATGGCAGAAAACCCATACCTCTTAATGGAGATAGCGCCTGGTAAAGTAATGGGGTTGGCTGGTTACGGCGATCATACAAAGGTGGATCAACCATCTCCATTCCATGTGACTGATGACGTATTCTACTTTCCTGAGATACTGTCTGTTGTTGAAGACATGGATGTGCTAAACCCATACAGCCCTCGTGATATAGCAGCTTGGCTTCAATACTCTTTTGAAGAGGGTATCTGTGAATGGCTAGAAACTATACCTGGTTCTCTGAAGGAGGACAATCTATGCATAGCAGGTGGTTGTGGCTTAAATGTTATAGTGAACAGGAAAATCATAGACAGAGGTATTTTCAAAGACTTGTATCTGTTCCCTGCAGCCAATGACCATGGGCTACCTTTCGGTGCGGCATGTGCTGTGATGGCAGATGAAGGCATAGATGTTACACCTCCAGAAAATGTAGCATTCTTAGGTAAACTGTATACTAACAAAGATGTAGAGGAAGCCATTGAATATCTCCTATAGTAAATTAGATCTACTACCCATGATAGATATTGTGGCTTCTGATTTGGCTGATGATAAAATCGTTGGTTGGTTTCAAGGTAGATCAGAGTTCGGTCCCAGAGCCCTTGGCAATAGATCCATATTGGCTGATCCAAGAAATGATTGGGTAAAGGACCATCTTAACGATGAAGTGAAACATAGGGAATGGTGGAGACCATATGCTCCTATTGTAATGGAGGAATATGTAAGTGATTGGTTTGATACAAATAGACCCTCACCGCATATGATGTTTTCTGCTATCTCTACACAACCTGATAAGGTTCCGGGCATTACGCACGAGGATGGAACTTCTAGATATCAGACTGTGAATAAGGAACAGAATGAAAGAGTATGGTTATTGCTAGAATCATTCAGAGTGTTAACAGACGTTCCTATGTTACTGAATACTTCTTTCAATGATAATGGAGAACCTATAGTAGAAACTCCTGAAGATGCACTTAGTACTTTTTTGAATTTGAACATAGACGTATTAGTGATCGGTAGGTATTATTTTAACAAGGAGGAATAGCGTGGTAGAAGAAAACGAATATGTAGAAAAACTAAAATCAAAGCAGCATGATCAAGAAAATACTCTGAACCAACTTTCTGCTTCAATTGGTCAGTTGGAAGTTCAGCTTGAACAAGCAAGAACAAATCTTCTTAGAAATCAAGGTGCTCTTCAAATGTTGAACATCATTATCAAGGAAGAATCACCTGAAGAAGAAGAGACCAAGGAGGGTGAAGATGAAACGCCAACACCTCCTAAGAAAAAGAAGCGACCTGCCAAAAAGGCGGCCAAAAAGAAAGTAGCATCAGCTGAAGAGGAAGAGGAAGAAGAAGACGAGGAACTATAAATGAATGTCTTCATCTTAGGTGAAGCCACCATAGACAGGAATACCTTCCTTGATAAAGGGAAGGCCAAACTTGACACTGCTTATGGTGTGCCAGTGTATAGGGAGAGGTATTCTGTTGATAGGCCAGGATCGGCAGCCAATGTAGCTCATCAGTTGGCTGTTATGTCTATGATGGATGCTTCTGAGGAGCGTTACAAAACACATCTGTTTTCAGCGTATAGCTATGGTTTAGAGCGACTTATTCACTCACAATGCACGCAAAACGCTATAGAGGTGTTATCACCCATGCAGATCGTTAAGGAGCGTTATTTCACCGAAGGGATCTGTGTCCTTAGGATGGATCGAGGACCTGAAGAAGTAGATTCATACAATTCATTTTGTATAGATCTAGATAGGTTGGTCGAAGAAGGGGACATCATAGTTTTGTCTGATTATGATAGAGGCTTTATCGATGAACATCTGTTTGGTATGGCTCTTCACTTGCAGGATAGCCGCAATGTAAAAGTCATCGTCGACGCAAAGAAGATAAAGCCTAATATGAAGGGTGCTTTCATTTTGAAGTGCAATGAAGATACCGCTCTAGATTATGCTGTTGATCATGTAGAGCTTGGCTTTGCCACACCTATGGATCAGATCATACATAATCTCGATGTAGACAATGTGATTGTTACTAGTGAAAGGGGTAGCTGGAGGAAAGCTAAAGGTGAAGGGGTTATTAAAGAGACTGCACATGCAGTTCGTGATCTTGATCTTGTAGATACCTGCGGCGCTGGGGATATGTTTATTGTAGGATTGGTAAGAGCACTTATTATGGGTGCCGATATTACCTCGGCTGTTGGTGAAGGTCATTATCTAGCAGACATATCAACTACACATTTCGGAACCTATGAATTGGAACAAGAACAGTAAAGCCAGATAGCTATCAATCTGGTTCTCCACGGTGCGGGGGTTAAAATTCCCTCGCACCTTTTTTGTGCGATTTCTGAACCATATTTATAGTGATCGGGAATGTAGGTCCTAAAGTAGATAGTCTAAGACATACCCGCCGCAGTACTAAGAGACTAACAATCGCAACGTACATTCGCTCCTAGCTTCAACGCTTCGACGAACGAACTTTATAGTGGAGAAAACAGATGGCTAAAGTCGCCGTATCTCCGGGTGTGTACACCAAGGAGATCGATGATTCATTTCAGCCGGCTGCAGGAGGAGGTGCCATTGGCGCTGCCCTAATCGGACAGACCAAGAAAGGCCCAGCCTTCTCACCAACTATTGTCAGTAGCTTTGGCGAGTTTAAGGAAAGATTTGGTGGAACTGATCCAAGTCTGTATATGCCTTATGCTGCAAAAGCTTACTTGAGAAACGCAAGTACGTTGACTGTCACTAGGATCTTGGGTAGAGCAACTGCAGAATCCGGTAATTCGATTTTGCTAGCCTTCCCAACTACTGGTTCACTGTCAGCGGACGCAGCTACTCTGAGCGCAACCAACACAGTCCTTGGTGTGCTTAAGTTTAGGGGCGATTTGGAGGAAGCACTACTTAGTGGTTCACCTTCAAACTTTACGCTTGCAATTCCTGGCAAGGGTGTTACTGCAACCAATCTTTCTATGACTGAAAGCAGCAATAACTACATCGGCAAGATGCTTGGTACAGATCCTGTCGAATCCAAGGCCGGTGATACACTCACAGCCGTTTATGTAGACGCTGTCTACGACTACAAGGTTGGTGATATCACAGGTACCATTAGTGGTGCTGCTGCATTATCAGAGATGGCAAGCGCTACAGCAGAGTTTACCAACGTTACAGGTGGGTTCTCACCCGCTCAGTCAACCATGGTCGTATCACAAAACTATGGTGGAACTGTTCATAACCTGTTTGAGGTATTCACGCTGGCTGATGGAAATGGAGCAGAAAGAGAAATTAAGATTGGTATTACTCAGGTAGACCTTACAACCACAGCAGCTCCTGAATTTACGGTTGTTGTAAGAGCCTTTGGAGATAATGATCTAGATCCGGTAGTACTAGAGCAATTCACGGTTAACCTCTCACCATCTTCTAAGCAATTCATTGGAAGAGTAATTGGTGACCGTGAACCAGCCTATGACTTCACACAGACACCTCCAGAACTATTGTTCAACGGTGACTTTCCTAACAGATCCAAGTTTATTAGGGTCAAGGTTCAGGATGGTTTCCCAGCAGACGCTAGACCATCTGGATTCAAGGGTGTTCCTAAGTTCGACGGTGGTCCTGGTGTTCCTGACCTTCCAACGAAGCAGGATCATAGGAACCCAGCAGGGGCTGCAGTTGATGCCAACGTCTTTGCTGGTACTGACTTCTCAATTGGTGGTGTTGATGATAGGATCAAGAAGACAACGACAAGCGCTTCTGGTTCATCTTCCGCTGACCCAGGTATGCTGTTCGTATCTTCTACTGCTGATTATTCTGGATCTGCTTCCCTCGCTGCCACTTACTTGATCATCGATCAGGTAGGAAGCAACAGTGGTAACTTTAGCTCGACCAATAAGCTTAGGTTTAGCTTCCCAGTATATGGTGGTTGGGATGGATACGATCCACGTACAGACAAGCTAACCAGTCTCAATGATGGTACTGTCTCGGCAGACTTTGTTCAGGCTATCGATATTCTTAGCAATGATACAGAGTATGACTTTAACTTGATCGCAGTTCCTGGTGTTCACTCATCCGGCGCTGGTCAGGTTCCTGATAGAGTTATCGATATGGTTACCACTCGTGGTGATGCATTCTATATCTTGGATATTTCGGACGCTACAACAACTGGTAGTGGTCTCGCTCTATCAATTGCAGCTGCACAGTCAGAGGTTGATAAGTATGATACCAACTACGCAGCTACATATTACCCATGGGTACGTGTTAATGACGTAGATAATGACAGAATCGTTTGGGTACCACCTTCTGTCGAAGTACTATCCGCATATGCTTTCAATGATAGAGTAGCTCAGCCTTGGTGGGCACCAGCCGGCTTTAATAGAGGTGGTGTAGAAAACGTCATCGAAGCAAGACGTAGACTCACTCAAGGTCAGAGAGATGATCTTATCAGCAAAAACGTTAACCCAATCGCTACATTCCCAGGTCAGGGAATTGCAGTCTGGGGTCAGGATACACTTCAGAAGAAGGCTTCACTCCTATCTAAGGTGAACGTTAGAAGGATGCTTCTTGAGGTCCGTAAGACAATCGCTGGATTCTCAAGGCTCTTCGTATTCGAACCTAACAACCCATCGGTTCGTAGAAGGCTGGAGACGATGATCAATAACTACCTAACAGAAGTTCAGGCAGCTAATGGTCTAACAGAATTCAGAGCTACCTTGGATGAATCGACGACTACACCTGATCTCATCGATAGAAATATGATGAAGGGTGTTATCGCCTTGAAGCCAACCGCCGCAGCAGAAATCATTTTGCTCGACTTTAGCGTGAATTCAAGTGGTGCTGTATTCGATGAATAATTGATTGGGGCCTCTTCGGAGGCCCCTCTCAAAAGTTCGTTTACCTGAATATTTATAGACGTATTGCATACTGAACTTTTTTGGAGATAAAGCATGGCACAGCCCTTTGAAGTCAATACAATGTTGGCTGATGCGTACGAACCGAAGCGAGCTAATAGATGGCTCTTTCAGTTTGATGACGACACAATTCCAACATTCATTGCGCGTGTTGCTTCAAAACCTAACCTGACTGTTGAACCTGTCTCGATCGACTTCATGAACACGAAGAGGTATATCGCTGGCAAGTTTGAGTGGGGTACAATCACTCTCGGACTATATGATCCGATCGCTCCTTCAGCATCACAAAAAGTGATGGAGTGGGTAAGACTTTCTTATGAAAACCTATCCGGCCGTGCTGGATATGCTGCTTTCTATAAGAAGAACTTCTCATTGCTTTCCCTTGATCCTGTCGGTGCTCCTGTTGAACAATGGGATATTCAGAGTGCTTGGGTAACAGAAGCTACATTTGGCGATCTGGATATGGCATCTTCCGAGTTGCAGCAGATCGACATCACAATTAGAATGGACCGTTGCGTATTGAGGTATTAAACAAGGAGTAAAGGTTAAATGGTAGATGAAAAGAAGAAAGATGTAGTAGTTGATTTCACATCAGCAGGTGGACAAGCAGAAGCACCAGAAGATTTAGCGAGAAAGGTTGCAGCCGAACCCAGAGATGAAGTACCTACAGATCTGGTAGCGCTACCAACAAGAGGATTGCTATACGGCAATGATAACCCCTTGTTCAATACCAATAGTGTTGAAATTCGTCATATGACTGCAGCAGAGGAGGATATTCTCACGTCAAGGAGCCTTCTCCGTTCAGGAGAGGCGATTGATATGGTATTGAAGAACTGCTTAGTAAATAAGCTTCTTGATCCTAAGATGCTTTATGGTGGTGATAAAAATGCAATCATGATCTCGCTTCGAGTTAGTGGTTATGGTCCTGAGTATCCAATTGATGTAGTCTGTCCAGAATGTAACGAACAGTCTAGATATCAGTTTGATCTTTCAGCTCTTGAAGTTAGAGAACTTGAACTCGAACCCGTTGAACCGGGTAAGAATGAATTTGAGTTTGAACTACCTACATCTAAATCGGTAGTACATTTCAAGTATCTTACGTCCAAAGAAGAAAAGGATATGAAGGATGAACTTGAAGCTATTAAGAAAAGACAGGGTTCCCCTATTGACAAGACTGTAACTACCACTCTCAAGAAACAAGTCGTTTCAATCGACGGTGATATCACTCCAGCAACCATTTATAAGCTCATTGATAGAATGCATGTTAGAGATTCTAGAGAGCTTAGGAAGTTCATTGAAAAGAATGAACCTGATGTCATTATGAAACAGCAATTTGCATGTAACTCTTGTGGAGCGGCGAATGAGGTGGACGTTCCTATAACGCCCGAATTTTTTTGGCCTGACATCTGAGAGTAAGTTCACTTACGTATATGAAGAAATCTTCAATTGCGTCTATCACGGCAAGGTTGGAACATTTTGGGAAGTATACAGAATGCCAGTATGGTTGAGGAAATGGTGGATTCAAAGACTCAATAAAGAAACCGAAGCAAAAACGCCAGCACCCACACCAGGAAATCAAAGAATGCCAGGGATGCCTCCAATGCCCGGTATGTAAATACAACTATCCTCAGGTAGATTCGTCTATCTGGGGATATTTATTTTAGCTAGCTACTAAGGAGGGATTTCATGAAACAATTTATTGAGCGTCAAGGCGATCGCTATATGATCAGTGAAGGTATTTTCAAGTTCATAAGTGGTGTTTTATCAGGTAAAGTAGATATCGCTGCTACAGATGATAAAAAGCTTAGTGCTAAAGGCAAGGAGCTTAAGATCGCTATCAAAAATATCGAATCGGAAGTAGAAAAGGCCGCACGCAAAGCAGGCCTGTCCGTTGAAGATTATATCCAGAAACAATACGGCTTCGATCTATAGAATAATACATGGCAAAATCTGATGTAAGATCCGTAGCTCAAGAAGTAGCCCAGCAGGAATCTTCCCTGTTTGGGAAGGGAGCGGGCGCTTCGATTGCTGATCAGTGGAGAATCATGGCTGAAAAGCAAGCAGATG